ATAACGACTACCGAGACAACTTCCTGAAAGAACGAATGGCAGACGAACAAGCCGCCTTAGATAAACAATACCAAAGCGGTAAGATAAGCCGTGCGCAATACAATAAAGCAATAGAAGAACTTCGTTTAACTGCTGAATCTAAATTAACCGAGCAAGAACGTCAAATACTCATAAATGCTAAAGACATTTTAAACAAAGATTTGTTAGCAATAGACGAAAAGTATCAAGAAGAAGTAAAAAAACGCACTATAGATTTTCAGGAATGGGTTAAACAACAACAACAAAAAGAACACGAAGAATTTTTAAACCAAGTTGATGTTCTTGCTGAAGAAAACTATCAAGCATCTTTAACCGAGCAAAAACGTGAACTATATTTAATCGAGGAGAAGTATGCTGAAATGGAGCGAATGGCTGAAGCAGGAAGTCAAGAAGAAAAGATAATAACGGAAGCCAAACGTAGAGAAATTGCCGATATAAACAAGAAGTACGATGAAGAAGAAGCCAAATCGAAAAAGGAACAAATCAATAAATACTTAGATTTAGCGAAAGGGCAGTTTCAAATGTTAGGCAATTTAGCCGTATCGTTTAACTTCAAATCAAAAGATGCGCAACGTAAAGCGTTCAACGTAAAAAAAGGAGCAGATATAGCAAGTGCAACAATAGATACCTACAAGGCGGCAAACGAAGCGTATGCGTCAATGGCTGCTATCCCTGTAACTGGTCCTGTATTGGGTGGAATTGCTGCGGCTATGGCAGTTGCTGCTGGTTTATTGAATGTTAAAAAAATTGCATCTCAAAAGTTCGAAGGCGGTGGTTCGGGAAGTGGTGGAGGTGGTGGTGGTTCAGTTGGTGGAATGTCATTAGGTGCGGGAAGTCAAGCACCAAGTTTTAACGTGGTAGGTAATAATGGATTGAATCAACTTTCGCAACTTCAACAACAACCTACCCAAGCCTATGTAGTGAGCGGACAAGTTACAACGGCGCAAAGTTTGGATAGGAATAGAATACAAAACGCAACACTTTAAGAATAATTAAATTAAATAGTTATGAGAATCATCGAATTAATCATAGACGAACAAGACGAGCAAAGCGGAATAGATGCGGTTAGCGTGGTTCATTCTCCAGCAATCGAAGAAAACTTTATTGCCTTAAATAAACACGAAATCGAACTAAAAGAAGTTGACACCGAAAAGCGAATTTTAATGGGTGCGGCTTTGATTCCTAACAAACAAATATACCGCAGAAACTCAAAGAACGAAGAATACTATATTTACTTTAGTCCGGACACGATACGCAAAGCAAGTGAATTGTTTTTAATGCGTTCAAACCAAAACAACGCTACTTACGAACACGATAAAAAGTTAACAGGATTAAGCGTAGTTGAATCGTGGATAATCGAAGACGAACAAAAAGACAAATCTAAACTTTACGGATTCGACCTACCAAAAGGAACGTGGATGATTTCAATGAAAGTAAACAACGATGAAGTTTGGAACGATGTTAAAGAAGGCAAAGTTAAAGGTTTCTCAATCGAAGGTTACTTTGCGGATAAATTCGAAATGAGCGCAGAAGAAGACGAAGCTACCGAAGTAATAAATGAGTTAAAAAGGTTGTTAGGCATCGAATTAGAATCTTACACGGACTATCCTAAACAAGCAACTGAGAACGCTAAAACCGCTTTGAGATACGCAGAAGAAAACGGGTGGGGAGATTGCGGAACTGATGTAGGCAAACAACGTGCAAATCAATTAGCAAAAGGAGAACCGATAAGCGAAGACACCATAGCACGAATGGCAAGTTTTGAACGACACCGACAAAATTCACAAAAAGAATTAGGAGACGGGTGCGGTCGTTTAATGTGGTTAGCTTGGGGTGGAGACGAAGGTATAGAATGGGCGCAACGTAAACTTGAAAGCATAAAAAATGGCAAAGCAAACTAACGTAAAAGTTCACGTTCAAAAACCAAAGGTAAAGCGACCAAACGTACACGCAAAATCCAAGTCAAGTAAACTAAAGAGTTCAAAGAATTACATTAAACTAAATAGAGGTCAAGGATGAGTAACGAAGAAAAGCGAAGTAGTCCACGAGGTGGTAAACGTGGTTGCTTATGTAAAGACGGAACATATAACCGAAAATGTTGTAACGGAGATTTACAAAATCAAGGAATAGGAAACACCTACCAACAAACTCAAGGCAGCCAAATAACAAACCAAAATACCACGCACTCAACTACTAATAACGGGACGGGCGGAAACTAAAAATGCAACAAACAAAAATTAAATAAGTTATTAAATAAAAACAATATGAAGAATACCACACTATTAGAAAAAATCAAAGCGTTACTTTCTCAGGAAGTAAAATTAGAACAAATGATGATGGCTGACGGAGTTACTAAAATCGAAGCCGATTCTTTTGAAACAGGAAAAGAAGTTTTCGTTGTAACTGAAGACGAACAAAAGATAGCCGTTCCGGTTGGAGAATACGAATTAGAAGACGGACGCATTTTGGTTATCGTTGAAGAAGGAATCATCTCGGAAGTTAAAGAGGTAAAAGAAGAAGAAGAAATGCCTGAAGCACCTGCCGAAGAAGTACCTACTGAAGCTAAAGACCAAGAAATGAGCGAACCTGTATCATCTCCTAAGAAAACTATTGAATCAATAGTTAAAGAAACATTCTTTAGTGAAATGGAAAACTTGAAAAAAGAAAATGAAGCGTTAAAAGAAGAATTGGCTAAACTATCGAAAGTTGACGAAGTCGTAGAAGAAAAGACCGAACTTTCCGAAGAACCTACACCAATAGCATTTAACCCTGAAAACGAAGCTAAAACCGAGTTCACTAAAATCGGTAAAAAAGCACCAAAAGGAATAATGGATTCCATCTTAAATAAAATGTATAATTAATAAAAGAAAAATAAAATGCCAACAACAACTAACATTACAACTTCTTACGCTGGTCAATGGGCAGGTAAGTACGTTTCTGCTGCTCTTTTGAGCGCACCAACAATCGAAGGTGGCGGTGTTACCGTTATGCCTAACGTAAAGTACAAAGCAGTTATTCAACGATTGGATACGAACGCAATTTTAGCTGATGCTACTTGCGATTTTACTCCTACTTCTACCGTTGATTTAACTGAGCGAGTTCTTCAAGTAAAAGACCTTCAAGTAAACCTTACTTTTTGTAAATCTCAATTTCACTCAACTTGGCAATCAATCGAAATGGGTTATTCTTCTTTCGACACTTTGCCTAAATCTTTCGCAGATTACCTAATCGCTTACGCTGCTGAAAAAGTTGCTGCTGCTAACGAGGTATCTATTTGGCAAGGTTCTAACTCTAACTCAGGACAATTTGACGGACTTTACACAACTGCTTTGGCTGACCCTAACTTACCCGCTGCTCAATTAGTACCTTCAACTGCTATTACTCCAGCTAACGTAATCGGAGAATTACAAGCGGTTTACGATGCTATTCCTGCTGCACTTTACGGAAAGCCTGATTTAAAAATCTACGTATCACAAAACGTGGCTAAGGCTTACGTTGCTGCATTGGGTGGTTTCGCAGTTGCTGCTACTTCAAATTCAGGTGTTAACGCACAAGGTACAATGTGGTACAACAACGGAGCGTTGACTTTCAACGGGTTGCCTATCTTTATGGCTAACGGACTTCCAGTTGATTCAATGATGGTAGCGACTACATCTAACCTTTACTTCGGTTGTTCTTTATTGAGCGACACGCAAGAAGTACGAGTGATTGATACTTCAGCTACTTTAGGAGATGATAACGTGCGTGTAGTTATGCGAATGGCTGCGGGTGCAACTTACGGAGTTATTGAAGACATCGTAATTTACGGATAATCAACCTAACCAAAATATAACGGGGTGGTGGATAAAACTGCCACCCTTTTTTTGTAAAACATTAAAAAAATAAAATAAAATGAGCTGCGATATTTCACACGGAAGACAAGAACCTTGTAAAGACGTAGTAGGTGGGTTAAGAAACATCTACTTCATTAACTACGGGGACTTTGACGGAACAACAGACGTTACTTACGATACTGCGGTAGGTTACGAAGACGTAATTACTGCGATTGGCGGTAACATCAACAACATTTATAAATATGAATTGAAAGGAACTAACTCGTTTGAAACAACTATCACTTCTTCTCGTGAAAATGGTACAACTTTCTTCGAGCAAGTTTTGTCTATTCAATTAAAGAAACAAGACCAAATTACACACAAGCAAATTAAGTTACTTTCTTACGGAAGACCTAACGTAGTTGTAGAAACTAACAACGGAGATTTCTTTATTGCGGGATTGGTTCGCGGTATGGATGTAACTGCGGGAACTATTTCAAATGGTACTGCGCTTGGTGATATGACAGGATATTCTTTGACTTTGACTGGTCAAGAGGCAGTTCCTGCGAACTGGTTAGATTGCAACACCGAAGCACAATTAGTTACTTTGTTAGGTTCTCCTACGGTAGTTAATTCATAAGAACTTTGTTTCATAAGCGTTAAGGGGGTGGAAACACCCCTTTTTTATTGCACAAAAAAACGGAATAATAGTTATTAATATATGATAGTAGTTCAACAAACTAACGTAAGTCAAACATTTAATTTTATACCACGTTACGGAAGCGGTGTAACGCTTGAATTAATTGACGAAAACACAAACGTAAGCGTACCTGTTGCAGGTTCATTTACTACTGGGGATTACGTACATTCGTTTAGCGGTGTTTTGCCAACCATTGAAAATCATTTTTATTGGGTAATAATAAAAGACGGAGGAGGAAACCTACTATTAAAAGAACGAATGTTTTGCACTAATCAACCTATAAATACATTCTCGGTTAATAATGGGCAGTACATATCAAATCAAACAACTAATGACTTCATAATGTATGAGTAATAACGTACACATTTTACAACTTGCGGAATATCAACAACCGACTATCCAAGAATCTAAACGCGATGCGTGGGTAGAGTTCGGAGAAGATAACAACTACTTCGGTTACTTAATAGATAGGTATACGAAATCAACCACAAATAGCGCAATTATAAACAACGTAAGCCGTTTAAT